AGTTCCATATCCAACTGTTGAAGAAGGTTCTACAGATATTTATACATGGAATGAAGAGGCTCAAACTTGGGATTTAGTAGTAATAGAAGAAGAAGAATAAAAAACAAAATATGGCTACCACCAATATATCAAGTACAGACTTTTTAGCTTTTAATGATAATACCGGAGCTATTCAGTTGACATCTGGCACAACAGCCGAAAGACCTGGGTCTCCTTCTAATGGAGAGATGAGATACAACACTACTGATAATAAAGTAGAGTATTATGATGGAGCTAATTGGATTCAGGTTGCAGATTCACCAGTTCCTATTTCACTTTCAGCTGACTTTCTTGTAGTAGCAGGTGGCGGTGGCTCGGCCGGTATGTCTACTTATGATGGAGGAACCGGTGGTGCTGGGGCTGGAGGTTTAAGGACTTCTTACGGCTCTAACTCAGGAGGTGGCTCAATCGCTGAAAGTAGTTTATCACTTACAACAGGTAGAGATTATATTGTTACAATTGGAGCTGGAGGAGCAGCAACTGGTTCAAGAACAGATGATAGAAGTTCAGGTACAGGCTCTAATTCTGTTTTTTCAACTATTACCTCTGATGGCGGTGGCTATGGCGGTGGAGTGAATGCTGCTAGAAATGAACAAACTGGTGGAGCAGGAGGTTCTGGTGGCGGTGGCGGTACTAGAAATCAATCATCAAATGGTGGCGCAGGAACTGCTAATCAAGGATATGATGGCGGGGCATCTACAGGAAGTTATACAGGACCTGGAGGTGGAGGAGCTGGAGCAGTAGGTGCTGGTAACAACAACAATGATGCTGTAGGCGCTCAAGGAGGTGATGGACTTGTAGTTCTTATAGCACCATTTTCTTTGGCAGTAACCACGGCAAATGTAGGTCAAGGTGTAGGGGGAACAAATGTTTGGTACTCAGGTGGAGGAGCAGGGTCTCCTTATAGTTCTCCATATACAGCTGCGCCTACAAGTTACGGAGGTGGCGGACAATATACAACGGGTTCTGGAACGCCGGGTACGGCAAATACTGGCGGTGGTGCTGGTGGTACAGCAAGGGCAGGGGGAACCAGCGGTGGGTCTGGTGGGTCTGGTGTTGTCATAGTAAGATACCCAAATACAAGAACAATGACAGTTGGAGCGGGTTTAACAGTAGTACACGGAACAGATGGCTCGGATAAAATAGCTATTTTTAAATCTGGTTCAGATAATATAAGTTTTAGTTAATATGGCACACTACACAATTTTAAATTTAAATAATATAGTGACTCAGGTTATTACTGGCAAAGACGAAGGCGGTGATGTAGATTGGGAGGTTTACTATGGTAATCTTCATAATCAAACTTGCAAAAGAACTTCTTACAATACAATAGGTGGAGTTCATGTAAATGGAGGAACGTCATTTAGAAAAAACTATGCTGGTATAGGATATACATACGATGAAACTCGTGATGCGTTTATACCGCCAAAGCCATATGATAGCTGGACACTAAACGAGACTAGCTGCTTATGGGAAGCTCCTACGGCTTATCCAGATGATGAGCAACAGTACATCTGGAATGAAGAAACAACAAGTTGGGATTTAATAACAGAATAATGAATATTAACGATATAAAAATATTAAGTTTAAATAGTTTAGCTTTAGGAATTTCTATGACTCATATAGACGTAATACTAAAAATTTTATTACTTTTAGTATCAATTGGATACACAGTCCATAAATGGTACTTAATGCATGGAAAGAATAAGTGAACATATATCGTATAAAGAAGGTATTAAATCTAATACCGCAACTCGTTTAGGAATTAAAAACACACCTGATGATTACCAAATTACTAATATGGTAAACATTAGCGTTAATGTTTTCGAGCCTCTTAGAAAATATGTAGGTGGCCCTATAAGAATCAGCAGTTTTTACAGATGCGAAGAATTGAACCGAGCTATCGGTGGAAGTTCACGCTCGCAACATTGTGAGGGTCGAGCGATTGACCTAGATGATACACTTGGTCATAAAACAAATGCTGAGATGTACCAATACATAAAAGATAATTTAAGCTTTGACCAACTCATATGGGAGTTTGGTGACGACACTAATCCAGATTGGATTCATGTAAGCTATGTCCACCCAGATGAAAACAGAAAGCGCTGCCTAAGAGCAGAGCGAACAAATGGTAAAACTACATATCGAGTGATATGAGTAAAGAAAAAAAACCGTTTAAAGAAACAGGTGTGGGAAGGTTTCTCATTGAGAAAGCGCCTTCAATACTAGGTATTGTTGGTGATGCTATACTTCCAGGCAATGTTATCTCAGAGCTTATCAGCGGAAACAACGAGCTTAGTGAAGGAGACAAAAGAATAGCTCTTGAAAAACTTAGACTCGAGCGCGCTGAAATAGATGGTGTTACTAGACGTTGGGTTGCAGACTCTGGAAGCCAGAGCTGGCTTGCTAGAAATGTAAGGCCGCTAACTCTAGTGGTGTTAGTACTTGCTTATGTTGGGGGATGGTATATGGGATTAGACACCTCAGATACAGCCTCTCTTTTGACATGGGTCCTTTGCGGATATTTCGGAGCGAGAACGGCAGATAAGATAGGAGTAAAACTTCCAGGTAAATAATTCATATATTTGTATTAATAAATTTAATACAATGCATATTAGAAAAATATCAATAGGTCCGGACTATAAGTCTAGTGCAATGCACTATATTGTAGGGCAAGAAATACTTGGGGGTTCACACAGCATTCATTTAATAAAAGAAGACGAGCATAAAGGTTCAATAAAAATATGGATTCAAAAAGCAGATGAAGTGTTTTTATGGAAAGAGTTTAATTCAACTATGCCTATTTCTGTGGAATATAATATAAACTTTTAATGAGGTCACCTTTTTATTTTATAGTAAAACCCACAAAGGGTAAGAGATATAATAACTCAAAAGAAATAGGAGGTGTAGATTTTATAACTAGTACCTCAGAAGAAAACCATATAGCTTCTAATAGAGAAGCTATTGTTGTTTCTACTCCTTTAGGATACGAAGGAGATATAGAGCCAGGAGATACTCTTTTAGTGCACCATAATGTTTTTAAGTTTTATAATGACATGAAGGGTCGGCAGAAAAGCGGCAAAAGTTTTTTCATGGATGATTTGTTTTTTATAGACAATCAGCAGTTTTATATGTATAATAAAAACAATAAGTGGCATTGCCATGATAAGTATTGTTTTGTAGAGCCAGTGCCAGTTACTGAATCTTATATACATAAGCCTTTTGCTGAAGAGCCCCTTATGGGTAAAATGAAATATATAAATAAAACATTACAAGAGCGTGGTATAAAAGAAGGCGACCTAGTTACCTTTAGACCAGATACTGAATATGAATTTAATGTAGATGGTCAAAAGTTATATCGAATGTTTGATAATCACATTACAATGGTTCTGTGAAATATTCAATTAAATTCAGTAAAAGAAAATGAACTCAGAAGAACTAAAGAAACAGATAATTCAAGCTGGTAGAAAAGCTGTTGAACAGCTTATTAAAGTTGCTAAGGAAGATATTATTAAGCACGACCCAGAAGATGAATTAGCAGCAGACAGATTAAAAAACGCAGCTGCCACAAAAAAGTTAGCCATCTTTGATGCTTTTGACATACTAAATAAGATAGACCAGGAGCAGGAGAATATAAACTTATCACATAACACAGATACTAAAGTTGAAACAAAACAAGGATTTGCAGAAAGACGCTCAAGGTAGCATCTATAAGGTTTTAGAGGGATACATACCTAAAGGTGTTTTGGCTAATAAAAATAGAGCTAAGACTTGGGAGTATGGATATAACGACAAGTATGACTTTGTTTGTATTTCTAAAAATGGTACGCTCGGAGATATTGTAGAAATATCAGGTCTTAAAGTAGGTTTACCTGTACTTCCTAAGGATTGTTTCTCAAGGTCTAAGAATATATCAGAGCAATATTGGGAAAGACAAGAACTCCCAAAGGAGCTGTCAAGAATATATTCTATATTTCAATGGAACGAAATGCCTACTCCTTTTAAATCAAGATGGGTAGATTATATAGAGTCTGAATTTGACAATAGGGAAGAAGGGCATTGGTTTATGAATAATGGAAAACCAACTTACATTACTGGCTCACATTATATGTATCTACAATGGTCAGCAATTGATGTAGGTTATCCAGATTATAGAGAGGCTAACAGAATATTTTATATTTTTTGGGAAGCGTGTAAAGCAGATAAGCGAGCCTTTGGTATGATATATTTAAAGATTAGACGTTCAGGGTTTTCATTTATGGGTTCTTCAGAGTGTGTAAACGCAGGTACATTAGCAAAAGATTCTAGGGTAGGCATATTATCAAAAACTGGAGCGGATTCTAAAAAGATGTTTACCGATAAGGTAGTTCCTATATCTAATAGACTTCCGTTCTTTTTTAAACCCATACAGGATGGTATGGATAAACCAAAGACTGAACTAGCTTTTAGGATACCTGCATCTAAGATTACAAAGAAAAATATGTACGATAGTGTTAATGAAGAGCTTACGGGTCTTGATACCACTATTGACTGGAAAAATACAGATGACAACTCCTATGATGGTGAAAAACTTATGCTGTTAGTCCATGATGAAAGTGGTAAGTGGATAAAGCCAAATAATATACTCAACAACTGGAGAGTCACTAAGACTTGTTTGAGGTTAGGTAGTAAGATAATAGGTAAGTGTTTGATGGGCTCTACTTCAAATGCTCTTGATAAAGGCGGTAGTAATTTTAAAAAGCTCTATGAAGATTCTGATGTAAACAAAAGAAACGCTAACGGACAAACTAAAAGCGGCATGTATTCTTTGTTTATTCCTATGGAAATGAACATGGAAGGATTTATAGATGTGTATGGGCAGCCAGTTCTTATAGCTCCTAAAGAAAAACGAAAGGGTGTTGATGGAGAATGGATTACTAACGGAGCTATAGACTATTGGCAGGCTGAAGTAGATTCTTTAAAATCAGATGCGGATGCACTGAACGAATTTTACAGACAGTTTCCTAGAACAGAGTCACACGCATTTAGAGATGAGAGTAAGTCTTCTCTTTTTAATCTTACAAAGATATACCAACAGATAGACTATAACGATTCTTTAATACTAGAACACCACTTAACAAGAGGGAACTTTTATTGGCAGAATGGAATTAAAGATACTAAGGTGGCTTTTAGTCCTGACAAGAGAGGTAGGTTTTTAATTAGCTGGACACCATCAAAGGGATTGCAAAATAATGTTATTGATAGGAGAGGTATTAAGTTTCCAGGCAATGACCATATGGGAGCGTTTGGATGTGACTCTTATGATATATCTGGAACTGTCGGCGGTGGAGGTTCTAATGGAGCTTTACATGGAATGACTAAGTTTAGTATGGAGGAAGCTCCTGCTAATGAGTTTTTCTTAGAGTATGTAGCTAGGCCGCAAACAGCTGAGATATTTTTTGAAGAAGTATTGATGGCTTGTGTGTTTTATGGTATGCCAATATTAGTGGAGAATAACAAGCCTAGATTACTGTATCATTTTAAGAACAGAGGATATAGAGGTTTTTCCATGAACAGACCTGATAAGCATATGTCCAAGCTATCAAAAACAGAGAAAGAGCTAGGAGGTATACCTAATAGTTCTGAGGATGTAAAGCAGTCTCACGCTGCTGCAATTGAATCTTACATAGAAAAAAATGTAGGTATAGATTTTGAAGGACAATTTAGGGAATCTGGAGATATGGGTAATATGTTGTTTACAAGGACTTTAGAAGACTGGGCAAAGTTTGATATAAATAATAGGACTAAATTTGATGCCAGTATTAGTTCTGGATTAGCTGTTATGGCAACACAAAGGCATATGTATCAAGTAGAGAAAAAACAATCAAAAATAAACCTTAACTTTGCAAGGTATACAAATAAGGGAAATTTAAGTGAATTAATTAGATAGATGAAGGATGTTACAATAGACATTGCATCTACAGGCTTTCCAAGTCAATTTGTTTCTGATGCTGAAAAAGCTACGAACGAATTTGGTTTACAGATAGGACAAGCTATTCAATACGAATGGTTTAAAAAAGACGGAAACCAGTGTAGATACTACAATCAATGGAGAGACTTTCACAAACTGCGTTTATACGCAAGAGGGGAGCAATCAATTGCTAAATATAAAAACGAAATTGCAGTAGATGGAGACTTATCTTATCTAAACTTAGATTGGACACCAGTCCCTATATTGCCAAAGTTTGTAGATATAGTTGTTAATGGTATGCAAGACCGAGAGTTTAAGGTTAAGGCTTATGCTCAAGACGCATTATCTCAAGCAAAAAGAAGTAAGTATCAAGATATGATAGAGGGCCAAATGGCTGCTAAAGATATCTTGACTACGATACAAGAGCAGACAGGTGTAGACCCATTTATTATGGACCCCGATGAGCTTCCGTCATCTGATGAGGAGTTGTCTCTTTACATGAACCTAAACTATAAGCCTGCAATTGAAATTGCGGAGGAAGAGGCAATAGACACTATGTTTTCTGAAAATCATTATGATGATATTCGTAAACAAATAGACTATGATTCTACAGTTATAGGTATGTCTGTTGCAAAACACGAGTTCCTACCTGGAGCTGGAGTTCAAATATCATATGTAGACCCGGCTAATGTTGTGTACAGTTACACTGAAGACCCTCACTTTAAAGATTGTTTTTATTGGGGAGAGATTAAAACATTACCTATTGCTGAACTATTAAAGATAGACCCAAGCCTTACTCGTGAAGATTTAGAAGAGATATCTAAATATAGTCAGAGTTGGTATGACTATTATAATGTAGCTCAGTTTTATGAGAATGATATTTTTTATAGAGATACTTGTACTCTAATGTATTTTAATTATAAAACCACTAAGAAGATGGTTTATAAGAAAAGAATACTTGAGGGCGGTGGTTCTAAAATGATAGAAAAAGACGATACTTTTAATCCTCCACAAGAAATGATGGAAGACGGAAAGTTCGAGAAAATAGAAAAGACTATTGATGTATGGTATGATGGGGTGATGGTTATGGGAACTAATATTATTCTCAAGTGGGAGCTTGCAAAGAATATGGTTAGACCAAAGTCTTCTTCTCAGCACGCCTTACCAAATTATGTTGCCGTAGCACCAAGAATGTACAAAGGAGTTATTGAGTCTCTAGTAAGACGAATGATTCCTTTTGCTGATTTAATACAGATAACTCATTTAAAGTTGCAGCAAGTTATTGCTAGAACTGTACCTGATGGAGTCTATATTGATGCCGATGGATTGAATGAGGTTGACTTGGGAACAGGAGCTTCGTATGACCCTTCGGATGCATTAAGGCTATACTTCCAAACTGGTAGTGTAGTTGGTAGAAGTTATACTCAAGACGGAGAATACAATCAAGGTAAAGTTCCTATTCAACAGCTTACAAGCAGTTCTGGAGCTTCTAAGACGCAAATGCTTATAGCTAACTATAATCATTACTTAGGTATGATTCGTTCTGTAACAGGCTTAAATGAAGCGAGAGACGGCTCTACACCATCTCCAGATGCTTTGGTTGGTGTTCAGAAGTTAGCTGCATTAAACTCAAATACAGCAACAAGACATATATTAGACGGAAGTCTATATATATACAGAAGTTTATCAGAAGCTTTAACTTATCGTATCGCAGATATTTTAGAGTATGCAGACTTTAAGGAGGACTTTATAAATAAGATTGGTAAATACAACGTAAGTATACTTGGGGAAATATCTGATTTATATATTTATGACTTCGGTGTATTTATAGAACTGTCTCCAGACGAAGAGCAAAAAGCTATGCTCGAACAGAATATACAAATGGCTTTATCTAAACAAGATATTAATCTTGAAGATGCTATTGATATTCGTGAGATTAAAAACTTGAAACTTGCTAATCAATTATTGAAAGTTAAGAGACTTGCTAAACAAGAGCGTGATGATAAAATGGCTATGCAAAAGCAAGCGATGACAGCTCAACAACAACTCAAGTCTCAAGAAATGGCTGCACAAACAGCTATGCAAAAGATAGAGCTTGAAACACAATCTAAAATGAAAGTGAAGCAGGCTGAAGTAGCTTTTGAAATTGAAAGACAAAAAGCGGAAGCTCAACTCAAGTCTAACTTAATGCAACAAGAGTTTAATTATAACTTACAAATGCATGGTATGACAGAGCAGTCTTTATCAAACAGGGAAGATTCAAGAGAGAAAGCTAAGTCTAATAGAATTAGTCAGCAAAATACTGAACAGAGTAAATTGATTTCACAACGTAAAAATAATTTACCTCCACAGAATTTTGAATCTAATGAAGATAGCCTTGACGGCTTTGATTTATCTGAGTTTTCACCCCGATAATGAGCGTTAAAATTTTAAGTAAATTTGTAATCTAAATTAAATTAAATGGAATTAAAAGTAAGAGCGGTAGATGCCGTTGAAGAAAAATCAGTACAAGAGGTTGAACAAGAGCTTCTTGATAAGCATGAGGAAAAGTTTAGTGACTCTAGCGAGACAAAAGAAAATAATCCTCAAGTAAAAATGGATTTTGCTGAAGAGAGTGTCGTAGAAGACACTCCTAAAGCAGAGGAAACTTCTGAAGAAACACCAGAGCCAGTTCAAGAGCAGGCAGAGTTATCAGAAGAAGACGTTCTTTCATATATTGGAAAAAGATATGGTAAGGAAATTAATTCATTAGATGAATTAAATGCAACAAGAGAAGAGGCTGAACAGCTTCCAGAAGATGTTGCGGCTTACTTTAAGTATAAAAAAGAAACGGGAAGAGGTATTGAAGACTATGTAAAATTACAAAGAGACTTTAGTGCTATGAATCCTGATTCTTTGCTAAGAGAGTATTTGACAGTTACAGAAGGCGAAGGTTTAGACGCTGAAGATATTGATTCTCTAATGGAGGATTATTCTTGGGATGAAGAACTAGATGAAGAATCTGTAATTAAAAAAACAAAATTAGCAAAAAAGAAAACTATTGCTAAAGCAAAGAAGTATTTTAATGAGCAAAAAGAATTATACAAACAACCACTTGAGTCAAGACCGGTTGTTGATTCTCAGAGCAACAATGAAGAACTTCAAGAGTATAGGCAATATTTAGAATCTGTTAAAACTCAACAACAGGAAAGTGAGGCAAAACGTAATTGGTTTTTAAAAGAAACCGATAAAGTTTTTACTGAAGATTTCAAAGGTTTTGATTTCGTGCTTGACGACAAAACAGTAACCTTCTCTCCCGGTGATGTGCAGACAATCAAGAAGAGCCAAGAAACTCCAATGAACTTTATAAATAAGTATTTGGATGATAAAGGTTTGGTTAGTGATGCTGCCGGATACCATCGAGCTTTATCAATTGCAATGAATCCTGACAAATTTGCTAAGTTCTTTTATGAGCAAGGCAAGTCTGAGGCTACTGAAGATGTAATACGCAAAACTAAAAATATAAATATGAGGGAGCGTAGAGCACCTGAAGTAACTAATAAAGGAGGATTTCAAGTCAAGTCAGTTAACCCTGATTCGGGACGCGGCTTAAAAATAAGAAGTATTAAACGAAAATAAATTTTAAAAATTAATTATTATGGCAGGAGCAGTTCAAGCAACCCCTGGGTTTGCTTTACAACCGAGTGCAGAACAGGTGCCTTTGGCAACTAACTACATTACAAACTTTGATTTCTTAAATCAGTATTTACCTGATACTTATGAAAAAGAGTTTGAGCGATATGGAAATCGTACAATCGCATCTTTCTTACGTTTAGTAGGAGCAGAGATGCCTTCTAATTCTGACCTTATCAAATGGGCAGAGCAAGGAAGATTACACACTAAATATACTAACTGTGCATCAGCAGGAGCAGCTGGTGACGATACAGCTACAATCACAGTAGGTGATGCATTAGTACCTGGTACTGGAAGCATTGCAATTAGAGTAGGACAGACTGTTGTTATCTCTGATAATGCAGGAGCTGGATTAAACAAAGGTATTGTTACAGCCGTGAATACGGGAGCAGCAACTTTTGATGTAGCTTATTATGAAGCAGCTGGACAAGTTGGTGCAGCTGGACTTACAAGAACAGTGTTTATTTATGGTTCTGAATTTAAAAAAGGAACTAGTGGAATGGTAGGCTCATTAGAAGCTGATGACGTTATCTTTGATAACTCACCAATTATCATCAAAGACAAATACGCTGTAAGCGGGTCTGACATGGCGCAAATTGGATGGGTAGAAGTAACTACTGAAAACGGAGCATCTGGATACTTATGGTATCTTAAATCAGAGCACGAAACTCGTCTACGTTTTGACGACTACTTAGAAACAGCAATGATTGAAGCTGTACCAGCAGAAGCTGCGTCAGGAGCAATCGCAGCTGGAGGAGATGTAGGGAACAAAGGTTCTGAAGGTATCTTCTATGCAGTTGAGAATCGTGGAAATGTGTGGGGCGGTGGAAACCCAGCTGCACTAGCTGACTTTGATGCAGTAATCTCTCGTTTAGATAAGCAAGGTTCTATTGAAGAAAATGTAATTTTCGTTGATAGAGATTTTAGCTTTGATATTGATGATATGTTAGCAGCTCAAAACTCTTATGGAGCTGGTGGAACATCTTATGGTTTATTTGACAATGACAAAGACATGGCATTAAACCTTGGATTCACTGGATTCCGTAGAGGATATGACTTCTACAAGTCTGACTGGAAATACTTAAATGACCCAACTATGCGTGGTGGTCTTCCTACTGGAGCTAACTCAGGCCGTATCAACGGACTATTAGTACCAGCTGGTTCTACTACAGTATACGACCAGATTTTAGGTAAGAACGCGAAGAGACCATTCTTGCATGTTCGATACAGAGCTTCTGAAACAGAAGACAGACGTTACAAAACTTGGATTACAGGTTCTGCTGGCGGTGCTGCAACTTCTAGCTTAGATGCTATGGAAGTACACTTCTTGTCTGAGAGAGCTGTATGTACGTTAGGTGCAAACAACTTCTTCTTATTCCAAGAGTAGTATTAATACCAAGGGAGGTTTAACCGCCTCCCTTTTTTTTAAATCTAATTAAATTTATATATAATGAAAAAAAACACATTAGTAGATAAAGTCTACAAACTTACTAGAGATAGAGCCCCAATATCTTTTTTATTACCTTCAGGTGGCTCAAGAAGACAACCCTTATTACATTTTGACGAAGACAAAGGAATCAACCGAGTGTTGAGATATTCTCCTAACCAAAGGTCTTGTTTTGAAGATGAGCAAGATGGACAAGTAGTTAGAGAACCTATTGACTTTGTAGATGGTTTCTTATCAGTTCCAAAAAACAATCCTGTATTGCAAGAGTTTTTATATTATCACCCATTGAATGGTAAAAAGTTTATTGAGGTGAATGAAGAAAAAGATGCAGCAGCAGAAATTGAACAATTAAATATAGAGGCAGATGCTCTTATTGAAGCTAGAAAGCTTTCAGTAGACCAGGTGGAAACTATATCCAGAGTTTTGCTAGGAAGAAATACAGAGCAAATGAGCACAGCAGAGCTTCGTAGAGATATATTAATCTTTGTTAAGCGAGAACCTGATACGTTCTTAAAAATGGTTAATGACCCTATGTTAAAGCTACACTCTAATGTACAGTTATTCTTTGATAAAGGATTGCTATCGTTTAGGAACAAACAAAAAGAAGTATGGTTTAATACATCATCAAACAAAAAGAAGATGTTGACCGTGCCCTTTGGAGAAGACCCTATGTATATTGTATCGTCATATTTACAGAGTGATGACGGAATAGAGTCTTTAAAAATGTTAGAAAAATTACTAGAAGATTAGTGATTGCTAAGAGAGGTCAAAAATAATTGACCTCTTTTTTTTTGCTTATCTTTGTAAAAAAGAAAGCGATGATAAATGCTGTTAGAAATACAGTTCTTGCTATACTTAATAAGAATAATTACGGCTATATATCTCCATCAGATTTTAATTTGTTTGCAAAACAAGCACAGTTAGATATTTTTGATGAATATTTTATAGCATATAATAATCAGATTAATAAAGAGAATGGAAGGGTATCAGGAAGCGGATATGCTGATATAAAAAAAGGATACGAAGAGGTAATAGATACTTTTTCAATTACAGCCAGTTTATCTAAAAACATATTAAATGAATATGTAGTTCCTACACCAGCTACTACAGGTTCAGACTATTATTTATTAAATAAAATATTAATTTATAGTACCGTAACTTCTTCAGGAGTTACTACATCTACTGGAGGAGGTAATACAGAATTAATAGATTCATCCGCAACATTTCAGTCTGACGGAGTATCTGTTGGAGATGTGGTATCGGTAGTTCTAGCTAATTCAGTGGTGACTAATTTAAGTGTTGTCTCTATAACCAATCAAACTACTCTAGTTGTTAGTGTGGCATCTTTAGTTACTGCCAATGTTTCATATTCTATTTACAAGAAATCTGATTTAAAAAATGAAGCAGAGCAAGTAAATCATAGTAAAATAACTATGCTTAATAAGTCTATGCTTACTGCTCCTAACATTACTTTCCCTGCTTACACTCAACAAGGAAATATATTAACACTACACCCTGATTCACTAAACGAAATAGGAAGAGTGGTATCGCAGTATATAAGATACCCTAAAGACCCTAAGTGGACTTATGTATCATTAACAGGAGGAGAGCCTATATTTGACCAGTCTCAATCAGACTATCAAGACTTTGAGTTGCCTCCAGATGATGTAAATAACTTAGTGGCTAGAATATTACAATACGCAGGTATGTCTATTAGAGAGATAGCCACAGTGCAGTTTGGTCAAGCTATAGAACAACAAGAAAACCAAGAACAATAGTATGGCATATTTATCACAATATCAATATTACGAAAATGCAGGAGCGGCTCCTACCAATAAAAATTGGGGGTCTTACCAGTATGTAAGCTTGGAAGATATAGTAAATAATTTTCAGTTAATGTATTCTGGAAACCATTCGCTAGTTAATAACGAAGATAGGTACAAGATATTGTTTCACGCAAAGCGTGGGATACAGGAACTTAATTATGATGCTTTTATGGAGATAAAAGCTTTAGAGCTAACTGTATTTGATAATCTTACTTTTGTTTTACCTAACGATTATGTAAACTGGATTCGTATATCTTTATATAAAGACGGCTGGCTTAGACCTCTGAATGAGAACATTCAAGTTAACTCTGCTCAATCATACTTGCAAGGTGCAGGAGGAACTTTAACATTTAACTCAGACGGAACTGTAATTACTACTGAATCGCAGCTCGACACTGAAAGAAAAAACGGTCAACAAAACAGTATATATTTAAATCAGAATAATGCTGACGACCAAATACCTGCTGACACACAAGCAAATTGGTATGCAGATTATACTATCGGAGCGCGTTATGGTTTAAATACAGAAACCGCTAATATAAATCCTACATTTAGGATAGATAAAAAAGCAGGAGTTATAAATTTTGATTCTACAATGCTTAACGAAAGTTGTATATTAGAATACATCTCTGATGGAATGGAAGGAGGAGATGATTCTCAAGTTTCAGTAAACAAACTTTTTGAAGATTATGTTTATGCTTATATTGAGTATGCTATTTTAAATAGCAAATTTAATGTTCAAGAGTATATTATCAATAGAGCTAGAAAAAGAAAATCAGCTTTACTTAGAAATGCAAAAATTAGATTAAGCAATATTCATCCTGGAAGATTACTAATGAATCTTAGAGGAGAGAATAAGTGGATTAAATAAAGATGGCAAACATTCAAAGAAATTTTATTGCTGGCCGTATGAACAAAAGCCTTGATGAAAGGCTTGTTCCAAATGGTGAGTATATTGATGCGTTAAATGTAAGACTTGGTTCTACCGAAGGCTCTGAAGTTGGTTCTGTAGAGAACTCTAAGGGTAATACTATTCTTACAACATTAATGTTTGATAATATCGAATTAAGCAATAATGCTAGGTGTATTGGAGCTTTTGAAGATGGGGCTAACGAGACCATATATTGGTTTGTTCATGACCCAGCTTTTACAAATAGCCCAACCAATAAACTAGACTTAATAGTTTCTTATAATACTAATACTGCCAACACAAATTATAATGTAGTAAGTGCAAATGACGGTACTAACTTAAAAACCACACTAAACTTTAGTCCTTATCATTTAATTACAGGTGTAAATTTAATAGATGATTTACTGTTTTTTACAGACAATACAAATCCACCTAGATATATAAATATAAACAGGAGTTACAATGCTCCCGCTTCATCACCTTCTTACTTTGATGGTTTTTCTGCTGAGGCTTTATTGGTAATTAAGAGACCTCCTATCGCAGCTCCATCTATTCAAACATTAAATCTTCAAGGGCAACAAGACGACTTTTTAGAGGAAAGGTTTATATCTTTTGCTTATAGGTATAAGTATAACGATAATCAATATTCTGCAACTTCACAGTTTAGTGAAGACGCATTTACACCTTCATCATTTGACTTTAGTTATAACAGCTATTTAAATGAGGGTATGAAAAATACCAAGAACGCTGCAATAATAACTTTTAATACAGGAAGTTCTTTAGTCACAGGTATAGAGCTTTTATTTAAAGAGTCTACAACTAATAATATAAAGGTTATAGAGTTTCTTGACAAGTCTAATTTAGGGTATTCTGATAATACAGACTATACATATACCTTTGATGACAGAAAGATATTTACTCTTTTACCTGATTCAGAAATACTAAGACTATACGACAACGTACCTAATATAGCTAAGGCTCAGACAGTTATGGGCAATAGGCTCGTATACGGAAACTATAAAGAAGGATATAATTTAAAAGATAAGTTTAATCAAGATTTAAGATTAGAGTTTTTTGCCAGTTTAAATAGTACGACAATAGCTACATCTGACTTGATAGACTCGACTGGCCCTGGATATTACTCGATTGGACCAACTCCTTCTACAATAAATAATTCTATAGTATATTTTGATTTATCAAATCAAGATGGAACTACATTGGAATTAACTGCTGGTTCTAGCATAACTTTAGACTTTACGATAGTACACGGTCAATTTACCGGAACTACACCTGGAGCAACAACTTCAAATATCGACATAGTATTTGATTATACTTTGCCAACATATTTTCCTAACGCATACTCTCTTGCTACAAGCACTGATTTTATTGAGAAAATAGGAACAATTGCAAATATACAAACTGTAACTGACGCTTGTAATGGAACTACTTTGACTGACCAGGTTAATTGTGCGTTGCCATCAACATTAGGTACATATACAAAAACAGCAAGTGGTATAAGTAATACCGGAGAACCTATTGCAATTATATCGTCTCCAGCAAGCAACACTATTGGTCTTCAACTGATAGCAATGAACTATGTTGACGGGGCTAATAACGCTTATGAATTTTATGAAGTAAACAGTGCGACTGCTAGTTTTAGAAATACTGATACAGCTAGAAGTCTTCATAGTAACAGAGGTTATGAAGTTGGTATAGTATATATGGATGAATTTAACCGCTCATCTACGGCGCTTGTAAGCCCAAATAATACGATACAGATACCTTGCGCTAACTCTATAAATAAAAACGAATTACAGGTTACTATACCACCTCAGCAGTTAGCTCCAAGCTGGGCTACTAGGTATAAGTTTGTATTAAAACCAACAGAGACTACATACGATACTATTTACTCTAGTATTTATTTTGAAGACCCTGGAAGTAATGCAACATACTTTTTACTAGAAGGTGAGAGCGCTAATAAGGTAGAAGAGGGAGATAGATACTTTGTTAAGTCTGACAGTAATGGACCTATACTTAGATGTGTAGAAGCTACAGTTTTAGAAAAAGAAACTAAAGAAGAAGACTTTATTATTCCTTCAAATGGTTCATCAGTTCCTTCTGGAACATATATGAAAATTAATCCAAATAATTTTTCTACAGTTAAAGAGGATAATGATATAATAACGCCTGGCTCTAATACAGCAATTGAAAACGATGCGGGAGATTATCCTATATTGGACTATCCAATGAATCTTAATGTACCTGACCCTAATATTGCAGGTAGCACACACACAGATTATAATGTCCCTGCGGGAAGCAGAATTGTAATATCTATAAGACAAGAAAGATTAGGTCCAGGAAAAGGAAATGGTAAATGTGAAAGAAGAATTAGTGAATTAAACGTAAACCTTGTGTCTTCCACTACATATGATAATATGCAGGATTGGTGGAATGGAGATAATGTAGAAGCGGTTTTAGAAGACGCGGTAACTGAAGTAGGTG